TGGTTGGCGCGCTGGATCGGCTGGCCTTCCACCTTGTCGGCCACCCGTGCCAATCGCTGCTGCTGTTCTGCTGTCAGTCCGAACAGTTTGGCCATTAAGCAATTCCCCAGACTGAGAAGTCTTTCGCCGGATAGGGCTTGAACGTCAGTTCCGCCGGCTCATCATCGACATTAGCCTTGGCGGCGCCGCTGCCGTCCAACGGCCACGGCTTATCAACCTTTACCGGCGGTGTTCCCTTGACGATCTCTTTGAGGCCACCTTCGCCGTCCAACTCGTGGAACCCGCGATCGTCAATCGTGTGATCCCAACTGGACCGAAGCTTCAGGGTGACGCTGAGCGTGCGGTACTGGATGCCGTTGGCTGTCTGGATGCCGCTGCACCGCACGCCGGCAAAGCGTGCCTGGCCAGCGGAGACGCTCACGCCCTCGACGGTCATGGGCCCGCTGTTCACGGCGGTGGCCGGATACATGAAGCTGGCGGCGGTGATGGGGTTCCAGTTGGCGGGTGCGATGTTCTTCGTGATCGTCACCACGATCTCGCCCACCTCGCGTTCCAGCAGATTCTCGAACGGCTCGCCGGCGCTGCTGAGGGTTGGCTTGGGGGTGTCGGACTCATCCCAAAAATACGGCTGGCTGCTGGCGGAAAAATCCCACTCGAAGACTGCCGGCTCATCCAGCGGGCTTTCTGCGGGCGCTTCGACCGTGCCGGTGGTGTACTCAACTTCCACGTCGAACAGCAGGCCGCTCTGATCTCGCGGCTTGACGCTGATGCTGGCGGCCTTGCGGAGCGTGTCACCGGTGAGGCTCGCTCCGATCGCGGGGATGGCCGTATCACCGTCGTCCGCCGTCTCAATGGCGGGGTAGCTCGCGGGCGGCGTGGTGGCGTCGTACTGGACAATGAACGTTCGCTTGGCCTTGCGGTCGCTGGCGGATCGGCTGGATGACCCGCCGGCGGTGAAGGTGGTTTCGGTTACTTTCAAGCCCATGGTTCAACCTCAGATATCGCCGGCCACTGCAAGCCCACCGTCACGAACCACGTCGCGGATGTCTTCGAGGGTGCGGTTGGTCCCGGTGCGGATCAGCTCAATGAGTTGCTTCATCAGGTTGTCGTTGCCGGCGTTCTCGCGCATGGCGCGGGTTGCCGACGCGGGAACGGGCGCGGCGACGGCGGTCGATGCTCCGCTCTGCCTCGCCGCGAATGCGCCGGCGAACCGTGCCCGCTGGGCCTCGGCGCTGCCGCTGAACAGGGCCTGCAACTGATCGGATGTGGCCTTGGCTGCTGCGCCGATGCCCTCAATGTCCGTGGTCATCTGCTGAATTGGCGAATCGGGAGCGGCGATGGCTTCGATTTCCGGTATCTCGATGGCGGATCCAATGTCGGCGATGGTGCCGGTTGCCTCCTCAACGGCCTTGTCATGTCCGGCGAGATGCGCAGCCAGCCCTTCGGACCAGCTCTTGCCGAGCCGTGCGGCCTGATCCCCCAGCGACTTCTCCAGCGGCCCGATCTGGCGTTCGGCGATCTGCGGCAACTCTTCCAGGGTCGATTCAAAGCCTTCGAGCAAACCGGTCCATTGCCAGTTAAATCCGTCACCTTTCAGCCACGACCAAACGGCCTTAAAAAATCCGGTGATGTTGTCGTACAGATTCACCAGTACCAACGCCGTGGCGTTGAGGATGTCGGTAAACACCTGTCGCCAGTTGCGTCCCAACCACATCAGGAAATCAGGAATGACGGTCCCGATGAAGTGAACCACCTGGTTGGCGAACCGCACGATGCCGTAGACAGCTCCGACTAACGCAAGATGGAGCGTCTCTTTCCAGTTGGTGACGGCGTAGCTGGCAATGGCCCATGCACGATTGAACCAGGCCACGACGGCCCCAACGTCAATGATCTTCGCCGCTGCCGTTCCCAGCCATGCGACCAGCCCACCGATTGCGACCACGACCAGGCCGATGGGGTTGGCGGTGAGCGCGGCATTCAGCAGCCACTGTGCGGCGGTGACGGCTTTGGTGGCGACGGCCCACACCCCCTGCATCGTGAACAGTGCTCGGGCGGCTGCCGCAGTCGCGATGAGGATAGATCGGCCTGCGCCGAATGCGGCGGTGGATGCGATGACCGATGCACGCAACAATCCCTGCGTGGCGATTACGGCCCTGGTTGCGGTAGCCACGCCGACAATTGCGGCTCGCCATGCAACTGTGCTGGCAGTCGCAGCTCGCGCAGTGGCGACCATTGCCAGCACCGATGCCCTGGCGCTAAGGAACGTGGCAATCATGGCTGTTTTGGCAGCCACCACACTGGCGATCGCGGATTGGTACATGCGATGCCCCCACGCAAGAGCGGCCATCACCTTGACCTGTAGCCTGGCGGTGGTCAACACGGCATAGCCAGCGTAGTTGAATGTGACAGTGGCTGTGGCAGCACTGATGATCGCGGCACGGGTGGCGAAGTACGCAGCCCTCAGTGATTGATAAGCGGCGATCAAGGCGCGTGCCGGTGCGAGCGCTACCCTGGTGGCGTCGGCTGCGATGGCGCGGTTGAGCAACCATTGCGCGGCGGTGAGGGCAACGGTGGCGGATCGTCCGGCTGCCAGTATTCCCACCATCGCCCTTTGCGCGCCAGCAGCAGCCAGCAATGAGACGCGCCACGCCTTGGTAGCAACGGTCTTGGCGATGATGCTTGATCTGGTCAGCATGATGGCGCTGCGAACTGCCGCCTGCGTTGCCATGACGGTGCGATTTGCGAGATTGATTCCGGCAATCGTCGCGGCCCATGCCTTCCCGGCTACCGCCGCTGCGCGCATGGCGACGGCGGATGCGATCAGCGCGGCACGCCATGCGACATACGCACCCGCAGCCGTCGCCACCGCCACCCCCAGCCCCTTCAGAATGTCCACATTTGCCATGATTGCGGCCCATGCGGCCTGCAACCGGCTGACGATGATCGGGACCACCCGTTGAACCAAGTCCGTCAGGTACGCTCCGATTTGATCGGTGGCGGTGGCGACAGTGGCGATGATGCCGCTGAAATTGAACGCATCAGCCACGGCCTTGAAGACGCCGGCGGTCGCCATCTGGATCGACTCCATCAGCCAGGACCACCGCACCGCCAGCGTCTTGCTCATCTTCTCCGTCATCCCCGCGAACTGCCCGCCCTCGTTGGTGAGATTCGCAATCGCCTGCTCAACGTGGCTGAAGTGGATTTCGCCGCGAGATGTCATGTCGCGGATGTCGGATTCGGCGACGCCCAGCACCTTTGACAACTCACGGACGATTGGTATGCCGCGACCCAGCATCTGGTTAATTCGCTCGGCTCCAATCCGGCCTTCCACGCTCATTTTGCCGTAAATATCGACAATATCTTGCAGGGGCTGATTCGTCGCGCTGGCGATGTCGGACAGCATGACAAGCTTATCATTTACGGTGTCGGCGGCATGGCCATAACCCATCAGCGTTTTAGCTGATCCAACGATGACGTTGAAGTCGAAGATCGAATCCTGCCACACCTCCTTCAGCCCGTCGATCATCTGCGTCGCGCGATCGGCTGATCCAAGCATCACCTCAAAGGCGACGCCAAGCTGTTCCATCTCGGCAGCCAGTCGGACACCGGATGTGGCCCCTTTCAGCACGCCGAAGATCGCACTCAGGCCGGCGGCGATGCCGGTGAACTTCAATATCGACTTCCCGGCTGATGCGAGCTTGGATTGCAGGCTGGTGACGGCACTACCTGCGCCACGAAACGCCTTTTCAAACGGGGCGGTGGTCGCTCCAAGAATGACGGACAGGCTGGAGATTTTCTTGGCCATTAGTTGCCTTCCTTGCTGGCTGAGATGCTCTGACGGATGCTCATGGCTTCCCAGCGGGCGGTGTCGGTTTCGGCGCTGTGGATGTTCGCGGCGATCTTGATGTCAAAGTGCTCCGGCTTGAGGCGCTTCTTGGTTTGCACCTGTGCGATCATGTAGCTGAGTCGCTGCGTCATCATGCGGATCGCCTGCCAGCCCTGCGGCTCAAGCGTGATAAAGTCGATCCACTCGCGGTACTGCTCGTGGGTCAACTCCCCCAGCAGCCCGTCCACGTCCGGGCGTCCGAACGCCAGCGCCAGCCGCATGGCGTCCATCCGCTCCCGGTCGACCCGCAGACGGGCTAACGCTTTTTTGCATCGCGTTCCCCCAGCCCGCTGAACTCGACCACCTCGGACGCGATGGTCTGGATCACGTCGAAATCCACGTCGGCCATGCGCGATTGATCGTCATCGCTGAAGACGCGCTCGCCGTCGTCATCGACCACGGTGCGGCAGACGATGTAACGCAAGCCGTCAAGCGCCTTGTCCGGTGTCGCGTAGCGCTTCTTGAGCGTCTCCACTTCCGCCTGGGTCAGCTTGCGGGCTTTCACTGTCCGTCCATCCTCCAGCGGGATGTCGATCGTCCTGGGCTTGTCGGGCTTCTGGAAGAATGCTTCGCGGTTCATGTGCAATGCCTTTCGTTCGGAGTGTGGGTGTCTTGTCGTCCAGCGCAATGACGCGCTCGACGGTGAATCCGGGATGCGAACCGGCAACAGCACGGCGCACCTCGGCTTCGGTTCTGGGCTTGCCTATGATCGTCAGCGATCCCGGTTTCCCGGTGGCTTGCTTGCCTGTGACGTGCCAGTTCATGCGGCCTCCCGGTTATGAGCTGCTCGTCCAGGTCATCTTGCCGACGATCTGGATTTCACCTTCGACCACCGGCGAATCCTCGCCCTCGATCGGCAGGTTGTGGCTGGTCAAGAACCCATCGAAGACGGCGGTGCTGCCGTCGGGCAGTTCCACCTTCCAGGTCTTGACGGCCTGGTCGCGCGTGCCGCTTGCGCTGGCGAGTTGGAAGATCGTTTCCAGGGCGGCGAAACCCGTTTTGTTGTAGCGATAGGTGAAGCCGACGGTTCCCGGCTCGTACATGCCGGGGATGTACTCTTTCGTGTAATCGGGCGAATCATCGTTGGTGATCTCCGATGCGCTCAATTCGCGCTCGGGCAGGTTCACTTCGATGGTCCCCCGGACCTTGGTCCAGGCGAGGCCGTCATCGCTGTAGAACAGCTTCTTGGCGTGTCCGATGATGACTTCACTGTTATCAATCACTGCTTCTGCCATGGTGGCGATCCTTTCTATGTGGTTCGTTCGCGGTAATAGACGTTCATCAGCAGTTTGAACCGTGAAACGCTCACGGCTTCGCCTGCGATGCGCTCCGGCTTCTCGGGCCGGTCATTGTCGTCAAACCAGATTCGTTCGATGCGTGTGCTGTCGGTCGTGCCTTTGTAGCCGTCCAGGCCGATGCGGATGTTGTCGGCAATCTCGCGGGCGGCTGAGGGGAGCGCTGCGAAGATGTCGAGCTGAAACTGTCCGCGACACAATCCGGTATTGCCGTCATCGGTGTAGTGGCGGATGTTGCCGATCTGGGTGTACAGCACTTTGGGCAAGTCCTGCTGCACCTTCACTTCCATCGCGCCGCTGTAGACGCGGCTGCCGACGGCGGTGAGCGTGGTTACGGTCTTCAGCAGCGATGTGATGGCGTTGTCGATCATGCCTTGGCTGCCTCCCGTTCGATCTCCTCAGCCAGCTTGGCGCGGTAGGCGGCTTCAGCTCGCGGCATGGCCTCGGCACTGGCACGCTTCATGTAGCCGGCCGGTGGCACGAACGTGCCATCGGGGGCGACGTGGCCTTCCTCAACCAGCCAGTCGATGTTGCTGGGGCGGCGTTCGTCGGCCTCCAGCTTGGCAACGTCCGCGCCGACGATGCCGGTGATGTTCATCTTCCGGCCGTGGATTTTGCTGGTCTGTGCCTTCTTCAGAACGCCTTCATCGACCGGCGTTGCCTGTCGCACCGCCTTCAACAGCACGGTCGTGCCGGCACGGGTGGCCTTGCGCATGGCACGCCTTGCGGCATAGCGATGCAGGCGATTCAGCTTCCTGGTCAGCTTTTCAAAGCCTTTCATGTTCACGCTCATGGCTGTGTCACCTGCTGACAGGCCAGTTCTGTTGCGATGTTCCTGCCAGCCACGGGCATGATGCCCGTCACCAGCAACCTCCGCCCCCGCCACTCGATCTGCCATCCCTGCTGAATATCGGGGAAGCGACGGATCACAACGCGGTGCGTGGTCTGCATCTGCGCTTGCCTTGCGCGCTCGATCTCCCGCGCATTGAGCGGCTGTACATCCGCCCATCTCGATATCCCCTTCGACGCCTCGAAGATCACCGCCGTCTCCCCCGCATCATTGACGCTTGCAGTGGGTGGAAGCAGTTTGATTCGGTGGCGAAGTGTTCCCGCTTTCATTTATTCTCCTGTCGCGTGAATAGCAGGTTTCCGCCAAGCTCCGCGGCAAGCTGATAGCCGTCGTGGAACAGCCGGTCGAGAATGGCAAGCCGGTTGCTCGGCAGGCCAACGGTATCCCATTCGATGATCACCAGACGCGGGCGCCAGCGTTCCAGGTCCAATCCGGCCCAGACGTCAAGCTCCGTGCCTTCGGTGTCGATACTCAGCACGTCGATATGGTCGATGCCATTGCGATGCAGCAGCGTGGTCAACGTTTCAACCCGTATGTCGATCTGCTGCGGGGCGTCGCGCAACAATCCGCTGTGTTCCGGGCAGGGTGTGAGTCCGAACCGTGCCGTACCAGTGGCCGAACCAGCCGCGCAGGTTTCGACGTTGGATTCAGGGCGATTGGCTTTCAGCCGGGCGGTCTGACGCGGATCGGGTTCAACCAGAAGCCCGGTCCAATGCTTCTCTTTCGCCAGCCACCAGGTATTCGACAAGTGGCGGCCGTCGGCAGCGCCAACCTCCACGAACGTACCGAACTCGGGCAACCCAAGCCGGGTCCAGTTGCGGGCAATCCAGCGATCTTCACCGTGTTGGGCGGCGTAGTGCCGGCTGGGCGGTTCGGCTGCGAATCCATGCTCCAAGTGTTCAAGGGCGCGGGCGATGACGATCTTCGGATCATCCCACGGCTCGGGCCCGCGCAGGTAATCGACCCGGCCGGGATTGACGCGGATCATGCGGGGGCAGAAGTCGCGCATGCCGTTTCGCGGTTCACGGAACACCAGCATCGGCGCGCCGACAGTGCTGGCCAGATGCGAAGCCCCTGAATCGGTGCCGACGTACAGCCGGCAACCCTGCATCAGCTCGATGGCTGCATCACAGTCGCCGCGAGTGTGGTAGACCTGGCCGGGCAGATCCTGGGCGGTGTCTTTCCCGCCGACGGTCGCGAACGTGTAGCCGGCTGCGGTGATGGCCTCGGCAACAGCCTCGAAGCCGGTCCAATTCTTTTCAGGGGCGAAAGCGCGGGCGCGTGGCGCGAGCACAACGTCAGCCTTCAGCCCGCGCAGCTTCGGCTTGAACGTGATGCGATGGTCGGGATTGATACAGAACAGTTCCTGCTCCAGCGTCAATCCGCCTGCTTGCCACGGCAGATAGCCGGGGAAACGGGCCTCTATTTCCGGCCACGGGATAAGCTCATTTCGGTGCGTGCCCATTCGACGGATGTCGGGGATGGGGTCAACCCAGTCGGTGACGAATTCATCCGCCGATGGGAACAGCACTTCCTCCCCCGGACGGCAACAGACAACCTTCCGCGCGGCCCTGTGGAAGTGGACCATGCGGACGTGGCTCATGATCAGGTGGCCAAACTCACCCACGAACGGCAGGAACAGCACGGGTTCACCGGCGCCCTGGTCCAGCCGATCCAGCACGGCGGCGATGTGCGGGGGCGGGGTGTCGGTTTCCTCCGCCAAGCCGCGGCGGATCAGCTCTTCGGCTTCGATCTCATCCACCTCGTAGATGAATCCCTTGCGCTTGGGGGCGGGGTGGCCGGACAGGGTCTTGTGCATCAGGATGAACACGGCATGCGTTCCCTACTGCCACCTCGCATCACGCGGAGGCCCGCTCTTCCAGAAGTCGGACGGGTGCTGATGGATCGGTCGGAAGTGTGAATCCGGCCAGAGAATCGTCGGCTGCATGTGACCGATGACGACGCGGTTGGCGACGAATGCGGTGTTGCCGATCTCGCGCCACTTCCGCCAGAACCAAATATCATCATCCGTCTTGCCGGTGTCCCACCGCCCCTCCGCATTCGGCTCGCCCTTGAACCACGGGTGCGGCAGGCGTTTCAGCGCTTCGGCCTTAATCAGCGTCAATCCGAAGTGCGCGGATGCGACGGGGAACAGGGGCTTGTCCAGTTCGTCAAGCCGAACCTCCTGCTCGGTTTTGCCCTCTGGCGTTACCACACTCATCAGCGGTGATCCGTCGTGTCGCTTGAGTTGCGTCGCCGCAATCGCATCCGCTTCGGGATGTTTTGCCGCCAGCCGCAGCAGGGCTTCGACATGCGAACGGGCAAACACGCTGTCGTAGTCAAGCGTCAGGATGTAATCGACGCCCTCATTCACGATGTCCTCAAGCCCGCGTTCAAGGCACTGCCCCCACAGCGCACCGAATACGATCTTGGGTCGGATGCCCAGCGGCGTCAGGGCTTCGTGGCAGCACGCCGCATGGTCGATAGGTCCGAACCGTGGGGCACTGAGGATTGCCCGCACCTTCCACTGTGGCAGCGGTTCGGGCTTCGTGCCTTGCAGGTTCAAGCTCACCGGCAGGCTGGCGCAGTCCTGTATCTCCGACTCCCACGGCTCGATATCGACCAGCCCAACGGACTTCATCAGCCGCCGCAGTTTGTCCGCCGTGAAGATGGACCCATGCCGGTCATCTTCATCGACATGACCGCCCATGATGTACATCTCGAACGGCTGCCGCTCGCCTGCGGTGTACTTCTGGATGCACCAGTCGAAGTCGGGCACGGCAACCTTCAGCACGCCGCCGGGCTTCAGCACACGAACCCACTCAGCCATGACGTTGCGGATGTCGCGGTGGCTGAAATGTTCCAGCACATGCGACGCGCGAATCGCATCGACAGAGTTGTCGTCGTAGGGCAGCGGGTATGCTTCGTTGCCCGTCTGCCTGTCCAGATTCAGGTATCCTTCGACGGGGTACTTGCCCGCGCCAAGGTTCAACCGCACCATCTGTCATCTCCAGTAAATGCCGCCCGGTATCCAGCCGGGCACGAACAGCGGCTGGCGGCGTTAACCGCCAGCACGCCGGGATGGAGAGACAGATGCGCGCAGCGTCTGTCTCTCCGATTCATCATGGGTAGCCGCCCCACCGCAACGCCGCCGCCAGCGACTTTACGCCAAGCGGCAATTCGTTTGCCGACGTGCCGACGATGCTGGCTTCGCGGTTTTCGTACAGGTGTCCCAGCATCAGCTTGACCAATGCCTTCGCATCCGACGGGACGCCCGCCGCATTCGCGCTGTAGCCCGCCACGAACGTCACCTGTACGGCATTGGCCTCGCACCGGGCTTCGGGCCACACCTGGTCATAAGCAGGCAGCACGCGGGCGGGTTCGCCGTCTGCGTCCACTTTGTACGCGGCAGCAGATAGCGTCTGCGTATCGCCGTTCACGTCGATGTATTCGATGGACGTGACAGACGACACCGGCGCGATCGGGAACCGAATCGCCGCACCCCCCGAACCCAGCCGCTCCAGTGTCGCCAGCCGATACGCCCGGCTGCTGGACGGAAACGCATCCATCGACAGGCGGTACGTCGCATGCACGAACTGGCGGCGGGTAAGCCGCTGTGCGTGATCCGTCGCCGCCATCACCAGTTCCGCAATCAGGTCGTCCTCGTCCGAGTCGTCAACGCGCAGATGCGCCTTGGCTTCGGACAGGGACACGACAGGGATTGCCGGGGCGGTGATGAGCTTGAGTGCGAACATCGGCTACAGATCCTTCGGCTTGGCAACCACTCGCCGCGATGGGCGGATGGCCGCGGTTTCAGGCTCTTTCGCCCGCGCCTGCTCGACTACACCCTGGGGCTTCGCCTTCACTTCCGGCTCGACCATGACGGCGAAGCGTGCCGCAACAAGGCGGCGGGCTTCATCGTCGGGGATATCGTGAATCCCCGGATGCCGCACGCCGTCCGGCCCGGCAGTAATGCTGAGCAGTTTAATCTTCATCAAAAATGCTCCGGTTAAGGGTTACGCGGACGGCGCGACGATGCCGGCGTTGCGGAGTGCCGCGAGGATGGCGTTGATCGCTGCGGCGTTGTCGCCGTCGTCAGCGCTTTCCCCGGTAGGCACATCGGCAATGGCTGTCGCCTGCACGCCATCCTTGGTGATGATGCCGCCGCTGATGCGAATCTCGCCGCCCTCGGCGATTTCCAGAACTTGCCCGCCCTGCAATCGGCGAACTGGTGTGCTGTAGGACATGGGTTTCTCCGGTAATTAGGTGAGTGGGGAAAGCTGCCCGGCGACGTTGCCGCAGCCGGGCAGCCAGAAAGCCGCCAGTGTTAGCTGGCTTCGTCGGGCGACACGACCAGCGTGCCGGCAATCGTGCCGGTTTCGGTGTTATCCACCGGCTGTTTGCTGGAGTTGTAGAGAATCGCCCAGATGTCGCCCAGCGTGCTCGACGTGCCACGGGTGACGACAGGCTGAATGTATCGCTTCTGCGGGCGATAGACTTCAACCCACACATCCTCATCGCTCGCGCCACTGCTGACGCTCGAACCGGCAAGGTCCGCAGCATCAGACAGGTTGGTTGCCGTGCCCTGCTGCACCTTGATGGTGTTGTTCGTCGCGGCAGTGCCGAACGAAGTGAGGAACACCACGCCATCATAGCCCTGCGTGTCAATCACGCTGCCAGTGACAGAGTTGGTGCTGGCGGTTGCCGCGTCGGCAACCTTGATGAACTTGGAAGAACTCGAAAGGTTAGGCATTGGAATGCTCCGTTTTCGTTGTTGTCAGAAGTACGGGGCGGGCGGTACGTCACCCGCCCCGCTGCGTAACGGGAGATGGAAGCGATTACGCAGACGCCAGTGTGACGCGAGCGAAGGCCTCCTCCAGCACCGGCATACCGTCCGATTCCTGGCGGGCGATGAAACCCACCTGGTTCGACTCGGCGTACAGCTCGTCCAGCCGCTGGATGCGGAGCATGGTGGATTCCGCAATCCAGTAGTGGCGGAACGCGCCGATGATGCCGACATACTGCCCGGCCGTGAACGTGTTTGGCGCGTATTCGCTCACCAGGTACGGCACTTCCAGGATGGTGTCGGGCGTGCCGTTCAGGCCTGAAGCCCACACATACCGACCGTCGCCGTCCTTCAGCTTGCGGATGTTCCGTAGTACGTCCCGATGGAACACCCAGCGGGTCGAAGGATCGGCAAGGTACTGGGTTTTCAACGAATACTTCGCGTTGATAAGCCCGTCCGCCGTCAGCTCCGTGGTGGTGTTGTCGGTAGACACGTCGCGCGCCGTGCTGATGCCGTTCGGCGACGCGGTGAACACGCCAAGCGGCTGATTAGCTCCGCTGCCAGTCAGGTACGCCTTCTCGTGCGTCACCGCGAACTTGTAGGTAAAGCGGTCTCGCACCAGCGCCTCGGCACCAATGGCGGCCCGCTCCATGAGCGTGCGGCTGACCTTGATGCGCTTTGCCAGCGGGTGCGGCTTCAGCACGCGCTTGCCGAACGCCATGGCGATGTCGTTGCTGCCGGTCTTGATTTCGGCAGTCCAGTCGCCGTCGTCCGGGTCGCTGTCCAGCGACGGCGCACCAAGGCTGTCCGCGCCGACGACCGGGTAGACCGTCGCCAACTGGCGGATATGCACGAGGTCATCCACGGCCTTGATGAGCTCATTCACCATGACCTGTGGGGCAACCAGGAAGCCGCCCTGAATGTCGGCGTCCGCCTGAAGGTCGCGCATCTCGTCATGGGTCAGGCTACGCAAGCCGCGCTGTAGGAAGGCATCGAACGAACGGGCGTAGGCATCCTGCGCCCGCCGCCACTCGACGGTATTGGGCGCGAGTTCCCATGAGCGGCCGCGATATTCAATCTTGACCGGCTGCTCGCGATGTTCCGGCCCGGCGTTGGGATCGGACGGCGCGGTGCGACGCCCCGCCGACTGTTCGAGATGCTTCTCGGCAGCCTCCATGCGCTGGCGGCGCTCGATGTCCGCAGCCAGCGAATCCACGTCAGCCATCGCCTTGTCCCACGCCTGCTGCTCTTCAGCGGTCATCTGCCGCTTCTCGGCGTCGGCGGTGTCAACCAGTTTGCGTGCTTCGGCAACGATGCCTGCACGCTTCTCTTGCAATTCCTTGATCGTCATAGCTTGTCTCCAGTAGGAGGGGTAAATCGAACCTGTAACGAGAGCGGGCACGCATGCGACGGCATGCTGCTTACGCTGTTGCAACCCGACCGCCCGTGCATCGACGGATGACGGTTGGCGGGGATGCCTTTGTTTTGCTTTAGGTTACTTCTCCGCCAGTTCCAGCCGGCGGCGGTGATTGTCGTAGTTCGGCGCAGGCGGCGGTTCGGCGGGGGCTTCCGGCTCCTGCGGCTCTGCCGGCGGCTGGGTGAGTTCCTTCACCTTATCCAGTGCCCGCAGGCTGACCCGTGCTCCGCCTTGAGCGGTGCCGCTGTATGCCGGATTATCAACCGGCCCGACATCGACCAGCCGCAGCTTGATGAGTTCGCGGACGATCTCGCCATTCGGCTCTTTCCGCCATTCATCCTCAATCGTGTGGAAGGCGAACGAAGATCCGCGAACGTCGCCACGCTCGATTGATTCCACAACGTCGGCGGCGGTTTTGGGCGGGTCCACTTCGTACCGCAATCCCTTGGAATCTTCGGACAACCGCAGCGTGCCGGACACGGTGCGGCCGATCAGCCGTTCGTGGTTGTATCGCGCCATGACATCCCCGCTCATGGCGTCCGCAAACGCGCCTGGGCGGATTATCTCGCGAAACCCGCCCAAATCTTCGCTCAGACTGTTGTACACCGCCGCGTAGCCGACGATGGTCTGTTTGTCCTCAGACTTCACCGCGCGAAGTTCCGGTTCTGCGATGCTGCGTTGTTCAAGAGTCATTGGATTCTCCGTTGATGGCTGTCTCTGCAAAGGCGTCAGGCTTCTCGGTTTCCCATGTGTCCATGAGTGCGTCGATGTCTGAGGCGTCCCGTAGTGCTTCCAGTGCGTTCCTGACGTGCTTCTCGGCGAGCATGGACGCGATACCCTCTGCTGCCCCCACGTCGCGTCCTGTGGCTTCCTGGTGGGCTTCAATGACCGGCAGTAGGACTTCACGGACAAACGCTGCGTGCGTCGCGTAGAACGCCTCAACGGCTTCAGGTAGACCCTCTGGTTTCTTGGCTGCTCGGCGCATCGCCAGCGATTCCTTGCGGATGATGCGACGCATGGCGTCGGCGAACAGGCGGCGATGCGCCCGCACGATTGCATCGCGCGTTCCCCCGTTGACCGTGTTTGGATTGTTGGTGGGCGCGTTATCCGCGCCGCCTTGCGCCGCACCGCTCTTGTACTGTGCCAGCAACGATGGGTCTTGCATCGCCTTGGCCGGGGCCATATTGAGCGGCACAAGGTAAATCTCGCCCTGCCCGTCAGGCAGCGGGTTCATGTTCTCGCGTTCGCGAATTTCGTCGGCATTCATCCAGCCGTTGTTTCTGGCCGTCGCGTAGGCGCTGTACCGACTTGCGATGTCGCCGCGAAGCATCCCCTCGAACAGATGCTCCACGAACACGTCGCGGTCGCTGATCAGCTTCCGCTTGATCTCCTGCTCCCAGCGGATGCACCACGGAAGCATCGTGTCCTGCACATACTCGATGGACTGGTGTTCGATGTTGCTGTAGGTGCTCCGAAGCAGGTGCTGGATTTTGTGCGGCGGCACACGCAGCCAGCGGCAAACATCCTCCACTTGGAACTGCCGCGTCTCAATCATCTGCGCCTCATTCGGCTCGGCGCTGGTCTGATGCCATGTGCTGCCCTCTTCGAGCACTGCGACACCGAACGCATTGCCTGCGCCGGAATGCGCCTTCTGGAATGACGTCTTGAGATTCGTGGCGGCTTGCTCCGACAGCGTACCGGGGTACTGAATAATCCCGCTCAGCCGCGCCCCGTTCCCGAAGAACGAACCGGCGAACTTCTGCGCCGCGATCGTCAGCCCCAGCCCGTCTCTGCCAACCCGCGAAAGCATCTCCCCAACCACGCCGTTGAGGCTGAATCCGGTGATGTGCAGCACGTCCTCTGATTGCAGCAGGACCGCGCCGCCATCAATCTCGTACATCAACCGCTTGCGGGCATCGCGGATCACCCGAACCCGCCAAGGCTCAATCGGCCACAACGCCAGCGGACGCCCGTTGTTTGCCCACTCGATTTCCGCATAGGCATTGCCATACAGCATGGCGCAGGCGGTCATCGCCTGGCGGAAGTTGAACGCAATCATCTCCCCGTTCGCCTCGGCATTCAGCAGCCGGTGAACGATATGGTCTGCCATCCGCTCTTTGCCGCGCGGGGTCAATCGGCGGTAGGCGGGCGCGGGCAGCTTGGCAACGTCCTCGGCAATCGCCCGCACGCCACCGAACACGGCGCTGATCGACAGGGCAGTGTTCTCAGTCACCACCTCACCGGATGACGAAGGCGACGAGAAACCCATCAGCCACGGCGACGGACTTGATGGAGTTCCCGCCGGCGCGGCAATCGCCCGCGATTCATCGGATTCGGTCATTGCCATGAGTTGCGCGGCGATGTAGTCAGAATCGTGCGTCATATGACCAGCACTCCGCGAGACTCATAGACGGATTCGCGTGAGGATGTTTCGTCGTTAGCCAGCAATGCCCCAATCGCCATCGTCAGCGCCACCGCGCCGTCGATGCGACCCGACGCCTTGCGCTTGGCGAATATCCGGTTGTTCTGCTCGTCGGTTTTCATTACCGCAGACGCAATGTTCCACCGCAGGCACGGGTTGTAAGCGACACGCATCCTGCCTTCGCCGATCAGTTTTTCGGCAAGCTCGATACTCCGGGGCATCCACAACTTTGACTGCTGCGAGCGGTGCGTTCCCTGCCCATGCGGCACAAGCTCCACTTCAACGCCGTTGTCCTCAAGGTCGCGTTCGAGGTACTTAATGCGATACGGGTCAAAGGCGATGCGATTCAGCCTATACACCGATTGCAATTCCGCAATTCGCCGGGCAACAAAGCTGTAATCAACCGACCGCCCATCAGTCGCGGTCACGTGCCCTTCGCGAACCCATGCGTCATAGGGCACCCGATCCTCACGCGCCCGATCGTGCAGCGTTTCCTTCGGCGTCCAGAACTCGACGAACGCATCTACCCCGCCGTCATCACGCGCGAACGCGAGAGCTATCGCCGTAAGGTCGCGCGTTCCAGACAGGTCAATCGCGCCAACGCATTCCCGCCCCGCCCAATCCTCAATCGGGACTACTTCGGAATCTTCGCACGATGACCAGAGATGAAAGTCAATCCACGGGTCCGCCGCATCCACCCACTGACAGAAGTTCAGCCGACGAACGATGCTTTCCTTTGCCGGCATCCCCTTGGCTTCACGGACCTGCTCGCGGATGTACTTCTCCGTGATGCTGACGCCAAGGTTAGGGTTCGCCTTGATCCAGCAGGATTCATCGTTCAGCGGATCGTCGCCGTCATCCAGGCCGCAGACGTAGGCGAACCATGAATCGTCCTCTATCGCCCCGGTGACAACCTGCTCGCTGTACTCGTGGTGCTGATAGCATACGCTGGTGCGGTCTACGCCGCTGTTGGTGATCTCGAATATCAGCGCCTGCCGCCGCCCCTTCGTGCCGGCTCGCATCATGTCCACCATGATGCTGCTCTTGTGTTCGTGCAGTTCGTCAATCAGTGCAAAATGCGGACGCGGGCCGCTCTGGCTGTCCTGGTCGCTCCCAATGGCACGGAAGAAGCTGCTGGTCTTGACGTATGCTAGATTCCAGCAATTCGCCCCGCCCGACTTGAGCAGCAACTTGGACAAGTGCGGCGACTGGTCAACCATCGCCACGGCGTCGCGAAACAGGATCATCGCCTGATCCTTTTTCGTTGCCGCCGCGTAAACTTCTGCCCGCGCCTCGCCGTCAGCCGTCAACCCGTACAGCCCCACGCCGGCTGCCAACGGCGACTTGCCGTTGCCCTTCGCCGTTTCGATATAGGCCACACGGAAACGCCTGTACCCATCCGCCCCATACCAGCCAAACAGGCTGCCGACGATGAACGCCTGCCAGTCCGAAAGAACGAACGGTACGCCCTCGAAGTCGCCGCCGTTGAGCTTCAGGACTTCGGCGAAGAAGCCGATTGCCCACTCAGCCCTATCCGCCTTCCATTCCAGCCCACGCGACGGGCCATCCTGGATATCGCGAAGGTGCCGCTCGCATGCCGCCCGAACCAGAGGACCGGCGACTATCTCTCCAGCGATGACACGCCGCGCGTAATCGGTTGTCCGATCAGACTGCGAAGTAGCGGTCTGCTTTGGTTTCTTCTGCGTCTTGCGAGACATGGACCTTGCTGCGTGCGGCGGGACTCAGCCCAAACTCCACGATGTACGATTTCAGGCGACGGTCAGCAGCCGCCAGCATCGCCACTTGCGGGCGCTGCCGCTCGAATGCATCGCCCGATTTCGTTACCACAACCTGTGTTCGCCCATTCTTTTGGATGTCTCGCGAGAGTTCGACCACCTCGGCGTAGCACTCACACAACCGCTCCAGGGCGAGGCCGTCGGCTTTCGCCAGCACGCCCATCGAATCCAGAACCGGCACCCATGCGAACCATGCACGGCGGGCCTCGTCCGACAGATGCGACGGCGGGGTTGGGATACCCTTCGGCGGCTTCGGCGCGTTCTTCGGAATGCGCGACGAGCGAACCCCCGTCGCGAGCTTGACTTCAATTGGTGCTGGTCTTCGACCCGCCATTGTTCCACCTATGCCGCTCGTCCAGCGGCATCCCACTTTCATCGCAGCCTACTAAATGACCCGACTTCTCTTGCCTCTGCTTGTGGCTGTCGTGGCAATGCTTGCAAAGAGATTCGAGGTTGCCGGGGTCGAAGAACATCGCCCGGCTGCCGCGATGCGCTTCTATGTGGTCAACCACCGACGCCGCAGTAGTCCGACCGACCCGTTCGCACATTGCACACAACGGATGCGCCGCCAGATGTGCAGCCCGCAGCCTTCGCCACCGCGACTCCGTATACCACTTCGAGAACCGCCCAGCCCGTGACCAATCTTGTTTCATTTTGGCAGCAAAAACGCAAAGGGTGGCCGGCGGCTAGCATCGAGGCACGCTGACACATTGTCACACCCCCCTAGGGGTGACATTTTGCCATGCGTCACCATGTCTATTGCCTAACTGTTCCCCCGCAAATCCTTCACCACCAGGATCTCCCCGCTCACCGGCGTAACCGGCTTGTCGTCGTCGCCTTCGAGCAGCACCTCCACCTCGAAGTCGTACATCCGCCCCAGCGACAGGGCTTGCGTCTGCTCGCTTGTCAGGTCGAACCGAAACACCTTTGTGTTGCCCACCGCTGTTGTGATGTCGCCTGCGATAACCGTTGGCTCTGCCCCACTGTGCTTGCGAACGTACTTGAGCGATACCGTCGCATCGCTGATGTCGTTGGGCATGGTCGTGCCCACGTCGATAGTGACGGTGATTGCCCGCCCATCCACGTGGAGGTAGCTATCACCCCGCACGATGGTCAGCAGTTGATTGGTTGTGTCGTAGGGCGTGGTAATCGTAATCGACTGCCCCGCCAGCGCCCCCACCACGCCGCTGATGATTTCCCCTGCATCCACCTCCGCCGTCACCGCCCCATCTTCTGAATCGCTGCCCGCCAGGTAGGCGCTGCTGGGCAGCTTGGCGGTGATCTGAGACACCTGCCCGCTCGTCGCCGGCTCCGGATACCACGTCATCTGTGCGATGACCTGATCGTCAAACGCCGTCGCATCCGTGGCGTAGAGGTGGATCGGGTACGTCGCATCGTCCGGCAGGTCAAGGGTGGTCTGGTAGATGCCCGTCGTGCCGATCTGCGTGAGCGTCACGGCGCACTCGGCGAACGTCGCCGTCGCCAGCTCGACCCACTGCGGCGCACCCGTGCCGGTCCACTGGCGCACTTTGCCCGCGTCGGTCGGGTGATGCACGACCAGCAGGCCGGCGCGGGGGATGGGGGAAAACACATTCGACCCGGCGGCTCTGGCGACCGTGGCAGCCATCGGACCCACCGCCCCCCTGATTGCGGTTGGCGTGGTCTGGCTGGCGGCTGCGGTCGATTGTGCGGCTGCCGTGGCTGCTGTGGCCTGCTTGGCGATTGCCTCCCCGTCGCGGTCGTCGGCGCGGACCACCACGGCAATCACACCCACTGCAACATCCGTCGCCGCCGGCGATGCCCCCGCCTGCTGATAGACCGCATAGCGATTCGCCGGGCTGGCTACGTCGGCAGAGTAGTATCCGGTCGTGCCCGTCTCGGTCATCGCCACCGCATCATCCCCCCACGGCGAGGCGACGATGGGCAGGGGCTTGGCGTAGATGGTCAAGCCGCTGGCGTCGAGATGTTCCAGTTCGTTCGCCATTACAGGATCTGCGCGATCCACGCAAAAGTGGCCGTCGTCTCGCCGGGGTCGGCATCGACCGTGATCGTGAACGTGGTCGAGCTGGTGGCGCTAACCCAAAACTTTGTGGCGTTGCCGAGGCTGTTGGTTGGCGTCAGCGCGATGTCTTTTGCAGCGGGTGTCAGGCTTAGCCCGTGCGTCACGACTGCTGTTGTGCTGCCGCTGCTCACGGTGGCGGTGCCGCTAGCGTGCGTCGTGAATCCCCGGTTTCGATGAACGATTCGACCCGTCGTGCTGCTGCCGGAGTTGAACACCGCGCCGACGGACTCGAACCAATTCCCCTCCACCAGATACAGTCCGCTGATGTCGCCGGTGCCGAGAAAGATCGCCGATCCGGCGACACTGCGAAAGCGGTTCCCGATGATCCGCACGTTCGTTGCGGTGCTTGCCGGGAAAAAGACCACCGCATGATTACCGACGCTGCGGAACTCGTTGTCTTGTACCAGCACGCCGTTGATTGCTGGAAAGTGCAGGGCGTTGTGGCCCGCAGGAGACGTGAACGTGTTGCGGATGAATGCGACATTAGAGGGTGTGCCGGTGTTTGTGACGGCCCGATTGCCTGTGCTCGTGAAGTCGTTCCGCTCGAACAGCAGATTGGAGCCGGCGAAGTTGCATGCGTTGTGCTCCGACAGCATCGAATTGCCGATGACGGCCACATTGGTATTCGTCCCGCCGCCAGCCTCTGCCAAGTTAAGTGCGTACTTGCTGCTGCCTGTTGCCCGAAGCGTGTTACGTTCGATTCGCAGGTTGCTGCGGCTGGTGGCAGTCTGGCAGGTTAAGGCGTGATCGTCCGTGCCAGTAACGTCATTGTCGCAGACGATGCCATCCGTCATGTCTCGCAGGTTAAGGCCGGCCCTGACGGAGTTGATCCGATTGCCGGACACCAACACGCGGTTCCCATTAACTGACCATGTGCCACAGTTTTCGCCGCTATTTGCGACAACCCGCAGGTCATCGCCAACAAACACGCTGGGTGCATCCGTATCTCGAACAATGTTCCCGATGACCAGGTTTCCGCTGCTGGGCTCCACCCGTATCGCGTATTTAGCGCTGCCCGCAAACCCTGGAATGACAATGTTCTCGACGTAGTTGTTGGCGACGATGCAGTCCCGGCTGAACGTGTGGACGCTGATCCCCCGGTTCAATGCCTTTACCACGATGTTGTTGGCGATAATCGAACGCTCAGAGGTGTGCATGGTGATCGCATGCGATCCCCACTGGCGAATCGTGTTGTTAACAATGATGCCCTGCGAGCAGGCGGGCGCCGTGCTGGCTGGAATGCCGTCAGCCAGATCAATTGCGCTGGCAGACACAAGACCCGGATCGGTCGTTTCGGTAAGAGCGACGACTTCATCCCATGCCGCGTCGGTGTAGCGGAATAGATTCCCGTCGATAACCGCCCCGACGCGAGGGCCTGGGGCGACGTCTGACCCTTCATCGGTCCGAACCACCCGCACGCCATCGCGACACCAGACGATGACGCCATGTGACACCGCATCGACAAATTGACAGTTGTGAACGCGGAGCCGGTTCGCGTACGCACCGATACAGTCCGCCTCCTGATGCCACGTCGCCCCCAGCCGATTGCCGTCAATCGTAAGATTCTCGACCGCGACATCATCCGCGAAGATCTTGATCGGGCAGGGACGGTTTCCGGGGTTGTTGCCCGGCTTGCGCTTGATGACAGCGCCCCATGATGCGCCGAAGAATGTGACGCCCCGCTCCAAGACTTCGATCTCGGCGATGTACGTGCCTTCAGGGAACAGCACAGCGCCCCAGTCGCCCGCCTCTCGCAGCGCGCGATGAATCGCGTCGGTGTCATCCGTAACGCCGTCGCCCTTCGCGCCGTGGTCCCTGACGTTGACCCAGGGCAGCATGCGGCGCAGACCGCGCGATGTTGGCACGCTCACACTCACTACTTCAACGCCTCCACATACGCCGCAACCTCATCCGTCCACGGCACCTGCCAACCGCCCCATGCGATGATGCCATCCGCCAGTTCCCTGCACAGTGCAACCTGCCGCCGCCAGTAATCCAGACCGATCAGTTGCCCGCCGAGCGTGGCGTTGGAGTTGTGGTAGTGCGCCCACAAAAACGGGTAGACCTGTTTGCCGTAGCGCCGCGCCTCGGCGATGTTGGCGCGGGCATAGGTCTCCCAGCCGTCCTGGTCCTCGTAAAACGTGTAGAGCGACGGCATGATGCAATCGACCTTATCCGCCAGCCCTTCGGCGATATACCGCCCCCGCTCATCGCGGCTCTTGCGCAGGCGGGCGTTGGCGGCGGTCCAGTCATGCACGCGGCTCATGTCCCGGCTTGCCCAGTGGACGGGTGCCCAGTAGTCGCGGATCGGGAGCATCGAATAGATGCCCAGGCGGATGCCGGGGTTTTCATCGCGTATCCAGTCGATGATCGCGGCGAACTTGCCGATGTATGCCTCAACCTCAGCATCCGATGTGCTGCGGTTGTCTATCGGCCAGTGCTCGATTTTGATGCACGTCAGCCGCCCGGAAGCCTTGCGGGCAAACTCGCGAGTGCAGGCTTCGTCACCGCGGCTCTTGTCCCACTGGTTGACGCCGACCTGCTTAAAAAACGCACGGTCGCTGTAGTGGATGGGGTGCATCCACGGCAGATCGGGGCGTCCGGTGTAGCCGAGAAGATTGAAAACCGGGAAACTCACTGGCTCACCATCCATCCATCCCGCGCCACCCACTGCGGACGCTCGTGCTCGTTCGTCCAGCCGCCGTGATTGCCGCCTGTCATGAGCATGGTTGCTAGGGGTTGCTCAGTGCTTGTACACCGTCATCGGATGCACGACGTTCACAAACACGTTGTTCGGCCCGATCGTGCCTGTCGTGGCCTTGGAGTTGCGATAAAACCCGTGATTGCTGTTGACGATCGCGTTGTGGTCCATGTGCCAGCCGTTCATCACCTCGACGGCCGCATCGCCACCCTCGGCCCAGTTGTGAGTCATCACGCATTCAGCCGCCCCGCCCGTCGCGATGCTGAACACCATCCGCCGGTGCGGCTCGTTGGGCATGCCGTCGCGCCAGGCAGGTTTGCCGGTCGAGACGTTGTAGCGAAACGTCGCGCCGATCACGCGCGGGCGAATGTCGATCCAGGCCTGGTTGCCATGCTCCGTTTGCAGCTCGACGTCATGCCCGGTCAGGCCGTGCATGCGGTTGTGCTCAATGCGGATGTTTCGCGCGGGGTTGGTCGCGCTGTACCACATAGAGTGAATCGCCTGCGACCCCTCCCGGAAATCACAGTCGACGATCGTGGTGTCCGTGCTGTGAAAGTAGATGCCGATGTTGCAGCCGCGGAACTTGACCCGATTGATATGGACGTTGCTGGCCCCCGGCGCCACGCGGATCGCCCCGTTGCCCGCCTTGATGTTGCGGATCTCGCTGTCCTCGACCCACACGTTGGCATTGGCGTCCTCGATGTTGATCTGCTTGTGGCCCTTGGCCCCGTCGCGGACGATGTTGCGGATCAGCAGCGGCCGTTTATCGCGTGCGTTCTGGGCCAATGCCGCGTCGATCGCGTTGACATCCTCAATCACGCGTGCATTGGCCGGCGGATCGACGTACACCGGCTCGGGCAGCGTCGCCAGCCACGCCTGCAAATCGGGCTTGTCACCCGGCGGCCGAGCCGCCTCCCCAGCCCTGAGCTGGATGCGCACCTCGTCGCCTGCCTGATCGCCCGCCGTGCCGCGGACCCAATATTCCCAGGTCGGACGCAGCGGGACGCGGCCCGTCCCCTCAAAGTAGATCACCGTCTGACCGGCGGGGATGACAAGCGTCTCGCTGTCGGCCTTGGTTCGGATCGTGACGGTCACGTCGTGATCCCTCGCGCCGCCCTGCATGTGGACGGCGATGACCGGCTTGCCGTCCTGGTCGATCTGCGCCAGCGCCAGCACAGGCGGTCCTGCGGACGGCAACTCTGCGGCGGGCGGCTCCGGCTCGCCTTCCAACTCACGAATCCGGGCCATCGCCGCGTCAAGCTGCCTTTGCAGGTCTTGTGCGTGAGCGTGGGCGAGGGCCGCTTCGTCCTTCGCCTCCGCCAGCCGATGCTCGAGCGCAATCCGCGTCGCCGCCTGATGCTGCGCCCACTCCGCCACGGCGTTGCTCATGTTCGTCTCAAAAGCCGTTGCCGCCGCCCGCTGCCTGTTGGCTTCCTCGCGGATCAGGGCTTCGAGATTGGCGGTGGAGTCGGTGGGCATGGTAAGTCCCTCGGTCAATCTCGTTGCCCCTTGCGATTCAGACGGATCAATGCCGCCACGCTCACAGCGATGCCCAATACCAGCGACAGAATCCGTAATCCGGTTTCGATGTTTTGCAGCGAAATGATGGTCCCCGCGACTGGCGATACCGTGCCGATGACACCCGTTGTGATCCTGTCGATCGTCTCGCGCATCACGCCTCCACCTCGGCGATGACGCGCCGAACCAAG